CCGAAGCGTCGGGGTATTACCCCGGCCAGATCGCAACCACTGTAGTGATACGATAACCTATAGGATCAGGGTAATAAACCTTATCACCCACACAGCCGTTCGTAAAGTAAGCCATAAGCCTACTATACGAACACACATTATACATTCTCTTCATAATTGGTGCAAGCGACTTAAATCGTTTGGCATCATATGTAGGGTGTATAATGTGGGCCTTAGATTCTCCAGGGTAACCTGGGAAAGCTAAAGCTTCTGGTGGTCCGATAAAGCGAAGATTTTCAGGCATTAGATGCCGAATTTCATCGCGAAATCGTATAAGGCGACCGACATTACGACGACTACTATCAAAACGGTTAAAATACTCAAAGAGTCTCTTAACCATGTCCATAGTATCTGCCACATTGTCTAGTACCTTTCTGATTCTAACAGGCGATATCTCTTGCCCTTCGTATACATCAACACCGCAGGATTCAAAGAAAGGACCTTCCGAAAAGGATTTCGAAACGTTAACTTTAAGGCCTAAGTGAGTGCATACTCGAACAAAAGAGTCGTATGCTTCGCTCTCTAGTATTACGTCATCTCCGAAGACTGAAATAGTCTCGGAGAAGTACGACGCAAGCCCCCAGAAAATGAGGGTTTGCATCGGAAACGTAAAACCATTGCCCATGCCAGAGAATTTGGAAAGTAAGTATACTTTACCGAAATCAATCTTCGCTGAACGTAATGCATGCATAGGTGACAGCCAATCGATCGGGAAGAGTTCGTCCACGAGTCCGATAGATATTCTATCGGACGCGCTTTCGAAGTCTACCGTCGCTAGCCCTTCAGCCTGTGCAATGCGTACGTATTGGCGATTTTTATCTGGTTGGTCAGCGAGAGTAAAGCCAAGCGATCTTTTCATCTTATTTTCCATGTAATAACCAAGTCCTAACTGATAATACATATTCCATCGATTTTCGATAGTTATAGGTCTCTCAGTGTAATAAGTCTTAGGTACCTGACTATAATTCGCAGATTCTCTCGTTTCAGAGAAGATCGTAGAATAATAATCCGGCCCCTTTGGCATATTTTTTAAGACAAAG